ACTTGAGCAGCATTTGTCATTGCTGATACTGCTTCATTAACTTTTGTAGTTGCTGTATTAGCAAGTGAGTCTGCTGCTTGAACTGTTGCTTCAGCAGTACTTGTAAGTTGATTCAATGTTGCAACTTCTTCTGTTTTAATTTCTGTTTTATCTATAACGACTGTTTCCGCATTTGTTTTTTCTACCTGTAGTGTATTTAATACTGCTGTATCAGATGTTAAATTAGATTGTGCTGCATTTAATGCTGCCAATGATGCTGGATCCGTTATAGTTGTTGTTGTTCCAAAACTTTCTGCTTGTGGTGTTGTAAAATAGCCAGTGCCATCTGCTCTAAATACTGCCCATCCCAAAATACATGTGGCTCCACCACCATTTTCATAATACCAAAGAACTAAATCTTGTTGTTTATCTTGTGATACATTATATGTTGGAGAGTATTGACTCCAAGTAGGACCTTGATCTCTCCAATTATTTATTGCTAACTGGCCATCAATATAAAGTTTTGCACCATCATCAGATAATACTGCATATTTAATTGATACAGCATCTGCTGGTGCAGTAATTGTTCCTTCATACTTTACAATAACATGATCTGATGGACCACCAGCCACTGATCCACTTTGCCATTGCCCTGCAATATTAGGGACTGTGCTCACTGAAATTGGAGTTTGGTTTGCTATTTGTGGAGATCCTCCACCAGTTGCATAGTATACAGTTTGAGTAACACCATTAGTTGTTGTTTGAATAGTTGAAGATTCAACAGATGCTTGTGCTTCTGCTACCTGCGTAGTATCATCAGCAACTTTTACAGTCTGAGACTCCACCTGCTGGGTAACGGCATTCAAAGCAGCCTGTGCATTATTTAAATTTGTTGTGGCTTGTGCAACTACTGCAGTCTGGGATTCAACTGCTACCTGTGCTGTTACCGCTATCTGGACTGCTGTTTGTGCTGTGCTAATTGCTGACTGAGCCTCTGCTACCTTTACAGATGCCTCAGATACGGCAGTGGCTATTGGCTCTGTTGTAGTGGCTATTTGAACTGCTGTCTGGGTATCTACTGTTGGATTATTTGCTACTACAGTATTTATGATGACTGTAGACTGTGCCTGAGCCTCCGCATTAAGTGTTGATACTGCTGTCTCAATCTTGGCTTCTACAGTTGATATGGTCACAGATGTGACAGTTGCCGTATCAGATGTTGGGGTAGGAGATGGGCTGATCTGAATTGTAGCCTCATCTGCATGTGCTCTATCTACTGGAGAGAATAGCATCCATAAAGTTAATAAAAGCCCTATTAGACCAGTTTTGATAAGTAATGATTTAATTAAACCTTCCCCCTTATGCAAACAATGTCTGCTAGGATGATTATACCATTTTATTGCACAAAAAAGAGGGCTAACACTTGGCTAACCCCCTTAGTTGTTGGTTTAGATTACTTGATTAGTGCAACCTTAGCCTTTGGATTAGCCTTGTTCCACTTTGTAGCAAGTGCGTTGTACTTAGCCTTGTATGCTGCGTTAGCAGTTGCAAGTGCTAGGTCAGATGCTGCCTTTGCTGTAGCAGAAGAAATCTTCTCTGCTGCAAGGGCTGCTTCTGCAGTTGCCTTAGCCTGGTTTGCTACAGCAAGTTGTGCTGTCAATGAAGCAACTTCTGCATTCTTTACAGCAAGTTCTCCTGCAAGATCACGAACTGTGATTGTTGCATTAACTGCACCAACTGGTGCTGCAAGGCCAGTTACGGCTGTTGCTACTGTTGCATATGCTGTAACTGCTACAGAACCTGATGCAGGAAGTGTAACTGACTGCTCCTTAGTTCCAAGAGTTGCTGTTGCTGTGTCTGTTGTAAGTGCTGTTGCAGTTGCTGCACCGTTTGCGCTTACCAATGTGTTAATTGTTGCTCCACCCTTTACGTTTCCGAATACATCGTATCCAGTAACCTTAAGAGTTGCAACTGTTCCTGCTGCGCCTGATGTAGGTGCTGACAGTGCGATTGAGTTTAGTGCTCCTGCTGTTCCCTGAACATAGTATGTTGTTGTGTTTCCACCAACTGTGACTGCTACTGTTCCGACAGCAGTTGTCTTTGTGTAGACGTAGAAATCTGCTGTAGTTCCTGTTCCAGTGTTAACTGTAAGGGATGATGTTCCAGATGATGCTGTTACTGGCGCTGCTGAAGTAGCGAGTGCTGAAACAATAGTTGCGTTTGTTGCAACTGCTGTTACGACTGTTCCTGTATCTACTGATGTAAGGGCAATCTTTAGTGCGTCTGCTGCATCAATACTGTTATCTGCTGGCACTGGAAGTGCTACAGGAGCAGTTGCTGCTGTTCCACCTGTTGCTGCAGATCCAGCGACTGTTAGAGTCGTTGTTGGTGCAGCGTTTGCTGCGGTTGATACAAGCATTGTGCTAGTCAGGGCTGCAGCGATGATTAGCGATACTTTCTTGAATGAATTCATTTTATCTCTTTTCTTTTTATAGTGTATTTAATCCAGCCAAATAATCTTCAATGTCTTTTAATTGGCTAGGTTTATATTGTATCACATTCCGAGAATTCATGTCAAATTGCTCCTCTGGAGTCTTTGGCCTATCTTTATAGGTATGAACCTCTATCTCAGTATTTATATCTTTTGGGGTATGTGATATTGCCCCAAATATTGCTCCACACACAGCATCCGCCAAGTCCTTTGACTTTTTGCGTGGGTGATCAACTCTATCATTTTTCATAATCTTTAACTGGGTTAATTCTTCGAACAAAAGTTCGATTGCTGGCATTACTAATCTTTCTTCATAAACAAGCATAGCCATATCTTCATAATGTTTTTTAGCCACAGAAACAGTATCAGTTCTCATTCCTACTTGCTGTAATTCATTCTGAATATCAAATGATTGCCAACGGTCAAAAGATACCAGACCTACATCAAAACCAAGTCTTCTTAGGTTTTGAATCCATTGCTTGACCTCTGAAAGGTTTACAGGACCTTCTACTTTAGGCTCCCACCAAACTACTGCATCTACTACTACAATTGGGGCTACCTGTTCATAATTATTAATTACCTGAATATTTACCCACTTTTCTACGTGAGCAATTGCTACCGCACACTTGTCATGCTTTTGAGCAAGGTCAGCATGGACATAATATTTTTTAGTTGGATCTGGCTTAAATGACTCATCAAACCTCTTAAATGTATCAACTGGATTTCTTGATGTCATACAAGATCTAACCTTTTCATGTTGCTTAAAGAATGCATCAGATGCAAATGTTGGTACACATGCAAAACGCATCATGGCATCTCCTAAGTCTGTCATAAAAGCAATCTTAAAGTCATCAATCTTTCTTGTTGGATTAACCTCCCATGTAGGCCTCTTTAGTGCAAAGACTCCTGGATATTTATATGAGGTAATATGATCTTCGTCCCAGGAGATATCAAATGTATTGTCTGCACTATCTTCTGGAAGTAATGGATTGATTACAAATTTATGTGTGCGCTCTATGACTTCTTTTTCAGATATCACTGCATCATATCTTTCTGAAATGAAGTCCCCTGGATATCGTGGAAATGAAAGCAAAACAACTTTACCTAGATCAGGAAAGCGAGAGTCAACTGATCCACGAAAAGCCTTATAGATATTATCTGCAGTCTTTCCCTGATCATTTCCTGTTCCAATCTCAGATGCAAAACCAGAAATCTCATCAAGAACAGCCAATAAAAGATTTAGGCCCTCATGTGATTCACGTTCTGAGTGACCAGAATAAACTGTAATAGATTTATTAAATTCAATCGAGTCTGCCTTTGCATAAAACTTTCCAGCAAACCAAGGGGACTTTTCAATCTTTGTTTTAAAACCTTTAAAGAAAACATTTTTTGCTTGCTGAGCGTTAATAGCAACGTTAATAAGGTCAATAGCATCTCCAGATGGCTTACCAAAATATTTTGCTGGGTCTTTTAAACATAGTAACTTATATACAATATATGAGCAGGCTACAGTTGAAGTAAAGTCTTTTCCAGATCCCTTGCCAAGTTGTAGGATAATTTCGTTCTTAGTATACTTTTCGTAATACTGAGACCCTTCTTCTTCCCCCATCAACTCTATAAGATCTTCCTTGCGATATATCTGACTCATTGCCTCGACAATGTCATACTGGATATCAGAAAGTCCAGGCTGACCTAAAAAGTTTTCCCCTTCAACAAATGTTCTTGCATCTACAGGAATTTCTTCAAAGTGGTTGTCTTTGAGTGCTTCTAAAAAATCATCATACATCGTGAACTACAGTCACTACTTCATCTTTTTTAGCAACAGATGAAAGCCTCTTCATAATTTCATCACGAACCTGTGGGTACTCAGATGCAATATCTTTTAGAATTGACATAAGTACCATCTGTCTATTTTCAATCTCTACCATCTCTTCTGCAAGTTCTTTGTTTTCTAATAGACCAGCCTTCTGCAGCATATCAATACGCTTAGACTCAATGTCCATAACAAGTTTAATTGCAGCAGTCTTTGCTCCTAGGTTGTTAGTCATAGATGCTTCATCGATAACTTCGTAGGACCTTGAGATTAATTTGCTATAGTGTGTGTCTGCTGCAGCAAGTGCTTCTTTTGCTCGTGCCCTAATTGCTTCGTTAGCAGAAGCCATCACCTTCCACTCATTAATAAGTTGAACAACTCTTGTGCGTGGAATTGCTAATTGCTTTGAGATTACTGTTGGATCGTTTCCTTG